GTCTTTTCGTGGCTGTTGAGGAAGAACCTGTCGCCGACTTTCCACACGGGGTACTTGATGTCGGGGTAGGTTTTGAAGAATTTTTCGAGCTCACTCATTATCGAGTTTCTTTGAGAGTTTGGTCATGATATCGGTCGCATCCTGTAGCACTTCTTCGGTGCGTATGCGATCTTCACGGTAGTAGGTGATCAGGTCCTGGCTACATTGCTCCACTTTGACCTCCATGAGACTGAGGGCATTTCGTTGAAGCTGAAGCTCATATCGCATCCAGGCGATGGCAGCAATCAACAGTAGCACAGAAAAGCCTTGTTTGAGTACGTTATCAAGCAGAGTGGCGAGCACTTTGCTCGAGGCCAAAAAGGCCGCTATTGATTGCCACATACGTTTCACCTGTTTTCTGTTTTACGATCCTGCCTGCGATTACTGGCCTTCGATGATAGCAACTACGCCGGTCTCATCGCTGTAAGCTTTCGCAGCGCCCGCGCGAGCCATGGCGCTGAAGATCGAGCCGTAGTATTCCGGCTTGTCTTCATCGCTGTATACCTTCACGGTGCCCAGGGCCCGGCGCACAAAGTCGCGGTGGAAGCACAGGATGCCTGCATTGGCGGTGGTGAGGTCGACTGCACCCGGCTCACGCCTTACGGGCGTGCTCGCGTTGGTATAGCTGATCACCGAAGACCGGATGAAGATGTCGAAGCCGAACACACGGTTCACCACGCCTTCCGGCAGGCGGCCGCTCTGGTTGTATTCTGCCGACAGGATCTTGTCGATGTTGAGCAGGTCGTTGTACATTTCACCCGGCATCACCATCACGCGGCCATCCATGGGCACGTTCATGTTGTCGAGCAGGCGCTTGGCGTTGAGGATGTCGGCCAGCTGGAGGAGCTTCCGGTTGCCGGTGGCGCCCGACACGAATGCCGTGCGGTTGGAGCCGGTGGTGCGCACCATATTGGCCAGCGCGGTAGCGCCCCAATGATAGGCCACCCATTCGGCCAGCTTGGCATTGATCTGCCCGATGTGCTGACGGAGCACGCTCTGACGTTTGTCATAGCTCACTTCGATGGCGTCGATATCGGTGATCAGCGTCGGGTCGCTGGTGAATTCATCCAGGTCGTAATCCGTGATGGTGTCCGTGCGCTGCACGATGGTGGCGGGGAGCACGGCGCGGTTGCGCTCAACGGTGGGGTTGGCGCCCGACTGAGGGAGGTGCACCTTGGTGTTCTCCACGAATACGTCGTCGCTGATCCCGGCAGCCATGAACGAATTGTTGGGAAACAATTTGTCCGCTACGTCCCTTGCCCAGATTTCTTTCGAGATTCCCATTTGTTTTAAGTATTGCTTGGGTTAGAGAAATTGATTAATCGATGCCCTGCGTGCTCAGGTGTATGAAGTCCGACCCATCGTAAATAAACGAGGCCACATAACTCTTGGAAGTGGTCAGCTTGATGGTGTCGCACACGAAGTTGGTGCCGCACAGGATGTTGCGCCCCAGGGTATCAGCGTCGGCGATGGTGCGGATGTACACCATAGTGCCCGAGGGGAGGCCCGTGGAGACGGTGCCGTTGATGGTGGTCTCCTGCTCCAGGGTGTCGACGGTGAAGTAGGTGAGGCTGTTGCTTACCGTCAGGCTGAGGGTGGTGTCGTCCTCCACGCTCTCGAATTCAGCAGGGCCGAAAGGATAGCGGACGGTGCGGGTATTTTGGCAGCTGGCCAGCCAGATCATGGCTACCAACGCGATGCAGAAGAAAAGACCTGCGAAATTTTTCATCTTTGAATGCGTGTTGAATGGTTATAAATAGCCTCTCAAAGGGGGCTTATTTCTTCACATACCCTTGAGTGAGGCTGGCGTACTTCTCGGGCTGTTCCTGCTTGAGGCGGAGTAAGCCGTCGGGATCGCGCTTTGACCAGGTGTCGAAATCCCAGTTCTCAGGGTTGTCCTTGTCTTCCTTCCCGTTGCCGCTCAATTTCTTGGCAGCTTCCAAAAGGCTCTGGATCGTCACGGCCGGAGCTTCCGGCGTCTTGGGCACCTGCGGGATGTCGTCGGGTTCGTCCTCGTCTTCCGGCCCTTTGAGGCTTTGCATGAGGGCCAGGGTATTGTCCAGGTCTTTTGCAGCCAGGGCAGCCCATGCCGTCCGGTTGTCTTCAGTGACCAGACCTTTGGTCGCACCCAGTTCGAGTGCCAGTGTGACGTTCTTGTCCTGCACCTGCTTCAGGGCGGAAAGAACAGCTTCTTCGGTGGCGTCGGCAATGCCAAGCGCCTGAGCGATCTTGTCGAAATTCATTTCCTGTTGAGTTTTTGTGATTTCAGGAGGTAGGTCTCCGGAGCCGCCGTTGGATAGTTTCAGCTTCACTGTGTTGGGGTTGGCCGGTATGGGCACAATGCTCACTTCGTATAGTTCCCACTCGATCACCGTTTCGCGGGTCTGCCCCGGGATCAATAACGAAGGATCTGACGAGTAAGTGATAGGGATCAGGCCCATGGAAGTAGCATTGAGGGCGCCCTGCTGCACGAGGTTGCGTACCTGGATTGCTGCTTCGTCGTCGTCGGCAAAGATTGCCGTAGCGAGCAACTTACCATCCTGAATGCGAAGGTTCTCCCACCGCCCGATAGGCTTCTCCCTGTAGGTATCGTGGTCATAGAGCATCACAGGATTCTTCTTGAAATTGTCGAGGCGGGCCCCCGACAAAAGAACCCGATAGCCATGTCGGTTTACGTCTTCAGTGCAGATGATGAAATCCATTGCGGCGTTTTAGCAATGCAAAGGTGAGCCGCCTTTTTCATTCTCGCAAACCGTTGATTTTTAATAAGTAATGAAATAAACAGCATAAATAATAGATAAATTCTATTAAATAAATTCATCTATAGCCGCTATCAATAATGCTGCACTTTTGCAGAGAGAAAATTCCGGATATGGCCGCAATCAACGAGACGAAAAAGGAGGCTGCCAAGGTGCTGTTCATGGAAGGGTACACCCACGAACGCATTGCGCAGATACTTCAGCTGAGCCGCAAAACCGTATGGGACTGGTGTGACAAGGGCAACTGGAAGCACAGCCGCATGAGGCAGGTGTTTATGAAGGAGAACTCTGTGAACTACCTCATGGAGATCTTCGAGTATCAGGTGATGTGCCTCAAGAAGAAGAAGGACGAAATGGTAGAGAGCGAACAATTCGAGCCCTTCAAGCCCGGCGAATTCGATGCGCTGCAAAAGCTGTACTCTACCGTGCGCGACGACCACCGCACCTTCGCCGACTATGTGGCAGTGATGAAGGAACTGCTCAGTTGGCTACAGGTGAAAGACCTTGCTCTTGCGCAGAGCCTCACCAGTTTGGCCGACGAATTCCTCAACGAAAAGCATAAGGTGCTATGAGCGTAATGAACAAACAGGAGCAACGAGCCTACAAAGAATGGCTCGACCTGTGCGACCGCATACGCACCCAGACGGGCATTATCCCCCACGAAACGCATGGGGCAAAGCTCGAGCGCACCGAAAAGCTAAAGGAAAGCTTTGCGGCCTTTTGCCGCTACTACTTCCCGCATTACATGGATGCCGACTTCGGCTGGTTTCATAAGAAGGCAGCAAGGGCGATCGGCGATGACCCCAACTGCTTTGCCATACTCGAGTGGCCACGCGAGCACGCCAAGTCTGTCTTCGCCAATATCATGCTGCCCATGTGGCTCTATGCGCGCGGGGAGATCAGCGGCATGATCGTGGCATCTGCCACCGAAGACAAAGCCAAGCAGTTGCTCGGAGACATACAGGCGCAATTCGTCGCCAACCTCCTTTGGATAAACGACTATGGAGAACTGGCCAGCCTCGGAGATTGGAGGGATGGCAACTTCATGACCACCGAAGGCATGGGCTTCTGGGCTTTCGGCCGCGGGCAATCGCCACGTGGTGTAAGGAAGGCCAATAAGAGGCCCAACTATGCCGTGGTAGACGACATCGACGACAAGGTCATAGTGCGCAATCTGAGCCGCGTGAAGGAAGCTGTAGACTGGGTGCTCGAGGATCTCTACGGTGCCCTCTCCATCAAAGGAGGCCGCGTGGTAGTGGCGGGCAACCGCATACACCAGCAGTCTATCCTTGCGCACCTGGTCGGCGATGTAGATCCCGAAGACCCGAAACGCCCCGGCATCACTCATATAAAGGTGTACGCTTTCGAGACGAAGACCCACCGCAAGGCAGACCCCGACAACGGCACACCCGCATGGAAGGAGCGCTATACCAAAGAGCAGCTCCTCGCAAAGATGGAGGTGATGGGCTACCGGGCCAGCCGGCGCGAATACTTTCATGAGCATATTGAGGAGGGCCTCGTCTTTCAAAATGAATGGGTGCAATGGGCGCGCCCCGGCAAGTATGATGAGATCGTGGTCTATTGCGACCCCTCTTTCAAGGGGACCAAAGACAACGACTATAAGGCCATCGTGGCTATAGGTCGCGATGGCAGGAACACCGACATCCTCAAGGCATGGGTGCGGCAGGCCAGCGTGGGCGCCATGGTAGGAGTGTTCTATGATTGGTACGAGCACCTCGAAAGCACCGCCAGGTATTACATGGAGGCCAACTTCGTGCAGGATCTCCTGTTGGATGAGTTCACCAGGGAGGGAGAGAAGCGGGGCTACCAGCTACCTATCCGGGCGGATAAGCGGAGCAAGCCCGACAAGTACACCCGCATCGAAAACCTAAGCCCCTTATTTGAACGGGGTCTTGTGCGCTTCAACGAGATGGAACGCAGCAGCCCCGACATGCAAACCCTCATTGCGCAATTTCTCGCTTTCCCCTTCGGGCATGACGACGGGCCCGACGCTGTGGAAGGCGCTGTGTATATGCTCCAGGGCCTTGCCCGGAGCTCCAACTTTTCACCCCGGGCCGGAAGGTACCGGATCAACAACAATCGCAGGCTATGAGCAACTGGATATCGAGCGCCGACTACCTGGCCAAAGTGACCAACACGCACCTCCAGCAGATCATCGAGGGCACCGCCGACCGGCTCGACGAAGCGGAGACCACCGCCATCGCCGTGGTGAAAGACGCCCTTTTCGAGCGGTACGATACCGATGAGATATTCGGCACGACGGGCGCCAACCGCCCCGCACAGGTGGTGCGCTGGTGTGTGAACCTCGCTCTCTACTATCTCTATGAGCGCGTGCCCGACAAGCTTATACCCGAGCGCGTGGTGAGCAATTACGAGCACACGCTCGCTGTGCTTCAAGATATCGAGGACGGGAAGAAGAGCGTGGACCTGCCCAACATGGTGGACGAGGACGAGGAGATAATCACAAAATTCAAATGGGGATCGAATACGGCTCGTGATCACGAACCCTGAACCCATTTAAGTAGTATTTAACTAACCCGGTATTGAAAGATTTTGTTTCAGTAGGGTGAATGTATATGTTTCAAAAAATCGTGGCTTAAAACGCCTTATTTCATGGCAACTACTTTCAGAAACATTTTGGACCGCACAATGAAGCTCTTCATCCGGGAAGACGATCCCGTGGTGCTGAAGCAAAGCGCCGCAATGCTGCCCGGCAGGAAAAGCCTGCTGACCAAACTCAAGAAGTATTACCGGGCCCGTGTGGAGCTGGAGCTCAAGAAATGGAAAGACGCTGTGGCGCAAGCAGAAGATCCGCAAAGGCCCCTTCGCACAGCTTTGCTCGACATATACCACCGCGCCATGGAAGACGACCACCTGCTCGCACAAGTGCGCACAGCTCGCTTTACGGTGCAGATGGGCGCCTTCGAGATACGCACCGGCGACAAAGCAGACGAAGACCTGGCCAGGCTGCTACAGCGTCCCTGGTTTGACGAGTACATCCAGCATGCAGTGGACAGCGAGCTATACGGCCACAGCCTGGTGGAGTTTCACCCCGACATGCAGAACGGCGAATTTCAGAAAGTATTCCTCGTGCCCAGGGAGCATGTGCGCTCCGAGCGCGGGGAGGTGGTGATATACACCTACGACGAGAAAGGGCTGCCATACCGGGAAGGCGCGCTCAGCAGATACCTGGTAGAGATTGGCGA